GGCTATGGTACTATTGGCATTTCAAACAAAAAACCTAAACCGATTGAATTCGCTAGTAAATCAACTAAAACCTACTATGCGAATTTTAAGACCTACGATTATAAAGCGTTGATGAACGTCAACGAATACACAAAGGCGTATAAAATCGGTGGAGGTGCTAACCGTAATGTACAATTCAAAATCAATGTTCAAAAGGGCGCTATTTCATTACGCCAGTTAGATTACACATACGAGGAAGTTTAAATATGGCATATAAAGAAAAATACCCTTTGGATATTACGCCACAGGGTGATACAGTTCCGGAAAGTATCAAGAAAAACCGCGATGAACTGTTAAATATTGCGCAACAAATGGAACTAAAAGCCGGCGGTGGTGGTACCGGCGGCGGTGGTGGCGGCGGTCTACGTAATCGCGTGTTAAGTGGTAAAGTAAGTAATGGTGAATTCTCATTCTTAACCGGTGATAACCTAAGCGTAATGATTGACGGCAGCCAAACGCCTGTTCTTGTTTCATTCGCGGACGGTTTCAACGATTACGGGGCAGTTGATTATATTCAAACTATTAACCGTAAGCAAAGCGCATGGAGCTTACCGGCTAACAGTACATCGTATTTATATATTGAACGCTCCGCATCTGGTGGCTTAACCTATGGCAGTACAACACTTGAACCACTACGCCAGCCAAATGCACCAGCAGCGGCAACGGATAAAATGTACTACAACACCACAAACGAAAAAATGAATGTGTACACAGGCACGTATTGGAAAAGCATTTTACGTGTAGTGGTGGCTATTGTGGTAACAGATGCAACCCGTGTTAAGTCGATTAAGTATTATGATCCATACTTAAACACGGCAACCGATGCGGTAATCGGTAAACGTACGGTTGACGGTAGGGATTACATGCTTACTGACATTCTTAATAAAATGGCGGAAGCTATCAAAAAGATTGCTGGTGATGCTAACTTTACCAATAACCCAAGCCGTACATTAAAAGCGCTATCTGATACGGTAAATGGTTTAAGTAGTGTTTACTACAGAAAAACCGATACCGTTGCAAATGCAACGCATGCGGTTCGTGCGGATACGGCAACAAGTGCGGGAACGGCTGATATCGCAACGCAAAACGTCAAGAAGTCCGGCGATACTATGACGGGTACATTAAAGGTTCCGGGTATTACTAGCGATGCGATTGATTTAGACCGTTATGCATCAAATAAAATCGGGTATAGCGGTTTTACATTTGGCGAATGTAATAACTACCGCATATGGGGTTCCGCACGTTGGGGAATTGGTGTTATGTTTCCGTGGAATACAGGCGATACCCGCGTATTAGGCGCTCAACTTTATTTTGCTAATAGTAATGCGGCGTATATTCGGTTTGATAACAATTCAAATGTGGCTACAGAATGGCAACGTATAGCAACGTTTGAAAATAACAATACGCTAACATTCCCAAATGGCGCTAAGTTAAAGGTGGAATAATATGCCTAATCTAGTACTAGAAAAGAACGGCCAAGTATTTCGTTTTGGATTACACGAAGAAAAAAGTGTAACGCGTGGTAAGTATATAACTGTTCCGTTTAATGGGCGTGAATACTATGCGCGTTATGGCGATACACCAACACCGTTAAAGGTTGAGAAAGACGGCCGAACGTATTCCATACAATATGAACCGGTTGAATTCGTTTCGTACTCATGGGCCAGAAATGGTAGGGGTAACGGTGCTTATGAAGAAAGTGTATTCTTACCAAAAGGGCAATACAGAATTACTTATACATACAGTTACAGAAATAGTAATGATATTGTAAAAACAGAAACGAGCAGCGAAACTTTTGTTGTAAATACAAGCCAAGAAGTACGTATGAAAATAGAATACAACCAAGAAGTAAATAATCATAGAATATGGGTTACGATACCGGATATATACAAAGGATATCAAAAGAGGCAATACGGCGATATTACTTTTACAATCGAACGAATAGGGGAATAACAATGCAGCTTGATAGCTTAGAACATATGATAAAAGACTATGAACGGCGCACGGGCGAACGTATCAGCCTTGAAGGTTTTTATTTCGATGAAAACAACAATTACAAAGATAAATATAACTACTACTTTAAATGGTTCCCTAATGCGGGGTTCCTGTTCTGGAGTATCAACGAACATGAGGGCGAACGGTACTTTACCATTTGGCAAACATACGGCGATATGAAAGTAATAGGTAAATACATTGTTGAAGTGATGAAGATGAATGATCTTGATGTAATTGTAACGGCAACACATCGAAGCGTGCGCGGTTTCATTAAAAAGTGGAACATGGAACGTGTTCCAACTATGGACTATTCCTACAATGGGTTTAATTACAAAGTACTTAAGACGGTGCGAAAACACCTTGAAGCAACTTTGTAGAAAGGAAAAGCATGTTCACTTTTAACTTGCAATTATTTGGCGGCGGTGGCAAGAAATCGAGAGTACAAAGCATTGATGCTAAAATACCGGAAGCACCAGCCGAAGAAAAGCAAATGTTACAAGGTCAGATGAGTTGGATAAACAAAACTAACCAAAGCGCCAACACCTTGCAAGGTATGGGCGATAAGGCCTTAAACAACGTGATAACGCCAGAATACGGCAATATGTATAATGCGTATTTAGGCGCTAACCGTGGTAATCAAAATGCAATCGGGGCGTTACAGAACCAAGTAACAACGGCCGGCGCCAAGAATTTGACGGATAACACCAGATACGCCAATCAATTAGCGGCAAGCGTTGATACTATGAACAATGGCGCAAGCCAACTGGCTAACGAATATAACGGCGCATTGCTTAAAAATCAAAGTGCAATGAATGGCATCACAAACGGCCAACTACCTACAGGCTATGCAGATGCTAGACGTCAAGCACTCAACAATGATTTACAGGCAACTGTAGGCAATGTAGTTTCTGGCCTAGCAAGTCGCGGTATTGTGAATTCATCTATCACAGATAGTACATTGAATGATATCAGCAAGAACGCATCGAATACACTTGCCGCACAATATTCAAACGATTTAGGCCAAGCGGCAGCACTTAACACGCAAGCACTTAATAATAATTTAAGTGGCATCGGTGCAAAAATGGGGTTATGGGGTAATACCTACAACAATCAACAAAACGGCATCATTAATCAAGCAAATCTAATGAACCAAGGTTATGCGAATCAGATGAATAACGCCGGCACCGCAGCGGGGTTAGTAGGCCAACGCGAAGGGTTAGCACAAAACCCTATTAATACGGGTGCAACTACGCAAGAAGCGGCAATTCAGCCGGCCAAGGATTACTACTCTATAAGCCAGTTGAATAACGCAGATCAAGAAGATTTACTTAATAGATTTATGTCATTACGCTATGGACTTGCAGCACCAACTCAAACAATGGTTAAACAAGGTTCGGGCGGTTTCTTTGGAGGACTTATGAAAGGTTTTTGTTTTGTAGCGGGTACAGAAATTGCAACACCGGAAGGTGGCAAGGTCATTGAAGCGTTTGTAAATGGTGATACTGTTATCACGTTGGGTGCGGTTAATGATGTAATTGCATTGCATGATATGGGCGAAAAAGAAACACATCGCCTTGAAACTGTATCTTTTGGCGTAACAACCACAGGCACGGAAAAGGTATTAACTCCGGAAGGCTTGAAATTAGTTAGTGAGTTGGTAGTTGGCGATGTTATTATGACGGTTAACGCTTATGAACCTGTTACATTCAGCGAAGCAACTGGCAATACTGAGCAAGTATACGAATTGCAATGTACTGGCGATAATTTATTCTATGCTAACGGTATTATGGCGGAAGGTATCAGCGAAGAAGAATTGAAAGCTATTGCCGAAGCACCAGAAGAAACACCAGAAGAAACACCGGAAGAAAAGCCGGAAAAGAAAACTACAAAAAAATCTAAGAAAGCGGATAAAGTAGCAGAAGAAGCAACAGAAGAAGTTGAGAAAGTAGAGGAATAACGCTATGGGCGTAATCTATGTTAAAGACTTTGAACCGTGGGCGGCGTTAGGCGAATTAGCGGGGCAATACTTTTCGCATCGCTTAGGCGCTTTACAGAATAACAAAATGGCTAAAGGTTACCAATCTATGCTAGGCGGTGGCGGTGGTGGCGGGGAACAAGATCCTAACGCACTGCAAATCATGGAAAACAACAACCGCACGGCTGGAATGGTACCACAACCTAATAGCGCGGGGCAAATCAATCAGTTACTAGCTAATTCTAATAACCCTATTGCCAATAATTTAATGCAAAAAAATAATGTTGGCTTATGGGGCGGACAAAACCCGGCAGCACCAGCACAACCGATGCAAGCGAACACAAACGCACCGGCACCAACTCCGATTGATGATGCACGCTTTACGGGTTATGCTAATGCGCCAAGTCCTACGCTACAACAACAATTACAGGCGCAACCACAACAAGCGCCACAACCACAACAAAATACGGGTTTATGGAACTTCCAAAACCTAAATAATACTGGTATTAATACAGGGGTACCGCAATCATATCAAGAAATGATGCAACAACGGCAAAACGCACCTTTTCATGGGGCGCCCAATTCGGACGTAAATGGTAACGCCGATGCGGATAAAGCGCCGGGCCAATACTCTATACCAGATAAAGCAACCGTAACAAGTGAAGCACGCAAAAGACTAGGGGCCAATACGTTGGCCCTAGTTAAAGCTGGTTTTGATTTTAAAACGGCACAAGGTTTAGCCAGCGAACAATATCAAAATGATGTAAATACAATGTATGCGCAACAAGTTAACGAATATCAAGAAAAAGTGCTTGAACCTATGCGCCAACAAATCATGAACAATCTTGTATTTACACAGGATAAAGACGGCAACCCGGTTGTAGATACCTACAACACAAAACGGGTTAAAGGGTTAGCGCCAGCCGTTGCAAGATACAATTATCTAGCGGGTAAAGTTGGCGCTGGTACTATTGATATGAATAACTTGAATTCTATTGCGGCACTTGATAAACCGGACTATAAATTTAGTTCCGCACAAAACGGCCATATTGTACGTTACAACATGGGCGACGGTACTATTCAAGATATGGGCGGTTATGGCAAGGGTGAAACAAAAC